ATTTATATAATTACACAGCCCGTATGGCGACGTTTTGACCGGTATACGACTTTCAATTCACGCGAGGTAAATTTTTCGTCACGTGCAGCTCCACCGGATTGTCCCCGTCCATCCCCGTCACGTATACGCCCGACGCGTTTACCATACCGAGATACGCCTGCGCTTGCGCTTCCGTATTCGATACTGTCTTGTACGAGTTCCACTGGCTGTAAGTGTGTGGCACGTACTCCCATTCCATCGTTACCGTTATCGTGAATGTCGAGTATTCGTCTACGTACGTGCTCTGCGCGCCTGTCGGTTTGGGCGTGTTTTTCACGAAGATGTGGCCGGGGGCTCCACTGACCGCGCATCCGCCCATCTGACTGACGTACATGAAGCTGTCGTCCGTTTCTGGTTTTTCCTGCCATATCGGATCGAAATATGTTGCGGGTCGGCGATCCCATATCATGCCCGGCACGCAGCCTGACCATTTGTTATCTTCCGACGCTCCCTGATTTCCTCCTACTCTATACAACCCCCTAGGGTTTACCTCCCATAGTCTGCCGGTGGGTACCTGCTTTTTATACGCTGTGCTAGGTGATATTTGTGCGTTCTTAACGTCTCCCTCGTTCATGCCTACGTTCTTAGGTATCCAGAACGTTTGCAGGTACTCGTCTTTCGACGATTCCCCCCTGCACATTGGTGGTCCTGGTACTATCCCCATATAGCTAGGCCCGATTGCGACGCCGGAGCTTACGCTTAGTGCAGCGTCCGACGCCGTGCTATCTGTTATACTGATAGACGGCCCTGGTAACCATGGTTGACGCCACGATGCGAAATGTCCGCGTTTGGCGTCGTCTCCTCTTAGATTAACTTGCCATGTATCGTACAGCGGGTTGACGCGTTCGTTTATTGGGATCGTGCTGCGTCTATTAAGCACCCAATCGGTGTCTGCCCCGAACGTGTAGTGACACGACCATTCGTTTCCTGTTCTTAACATCGCGCTAGCGCTTTCGTCTAGGCAGTAAAACGCGCTATATTGATTTAACAGCGCGTTTATCTGCTGGTTGCTTTGTGGTCCGTCGCACGCGGTCGTGTACGCGTACTGAGGCAGATAGTACACCTGGTTCGGAAATGGGCCCATCATGGTGGTCTGACATGGATACATTAATCTGGGATATCTACCGGCAGAGTCTGCAAATATCTGGATCGTTCCTGTTAGGTCGTTCGAATATTGAACGCCATCTGCAGTGGTTGTTTTTTGGATTACTTGTATATTGAATATTCTAACGTGCACCGACTTTGGCCTCCATCTGCTGGCGCCGTTTATTAATCGTTGCCAGTCTCTGGGGCTAAAGTGTATACACATTTGGTTGAAATCGATATAGTTCCATGGCGTGGACCACCCTACCCACGGCGTCGCGTTCTCGTTATCGTACCGGTCGGTAAATGAATTATTCCCGATCGCGGTGTATTTATCGAAATCTCTAGTCAGACACACGCAATGTCTAGAAGCGTTTGTAATTATACTATTGCTACCCCATATAGTTTCACAAGTCCAGTTCCCCGTGCTCTCCCCTATGCCTCCCCCACCTCCTCCTCCGCCTCCGCCGGATGGGCTGTCAGACATAGGCACCGCAGCATCAGCCGAAGAATCGGCCGCTGCCATCTCGACGTCGTTACGCGGATCCATGGCCGCCTCGAGGTCGTCAGCGGTGTAGCCTCCTCCGAGGTCTGTTTTTGGTACTTTTGGGGCCGGACCCTCGTCAGGATCCGAGTCCGGCGTCGGATCGAGATGTTTGGTTTTCTGCGTAGCCTTCTTACCAGCCCCCTGGTGATTTTTGAAAAAGGATTCGTGGTCTTTCTTGCTGGGGATACCGAACTTGATGCCCTCTTTCTTGGCTTTATTGGCCTGCGTGATAAAATACCGTTTACGGTCAGCCTTCTGCTTATCGGACAACTGACGCTGAGGCTTTTTAGCGTTGTTTATCTTGGGGCCTTTCAAATATTTATTTAGCCAGTACACAGTGTTATTGTACGCGTCATAATCGGCCTGAGTCCACTTCCCCATCTGTCGCACCTGCCGGGACATTGAGCGCGTTACAAAATGCGGCCAACCGATCGATACATTGCCATATCCCGAACGGCTCGACAGATTGCGCTACCCGGATACACTGCTCTAATTGCACGTCGATGTTTACATCCGTGCTCCAGTCGCTGTGTACCATGTGCTCCATAATGGCCTCTCTCAGGTTAATGGCGCACTTGTAGTGGCAGACTACCGGCGCCAGTAATCTGAGAATCGTAAGGCGTTCTGAACCCGTAACCATACTAGCAACTCTATCGATTTTATCAATATTGGCCTCATGCCATGACATAAAAAGACTAAAAGCGATGCGCCATCTGCCCACATGGCTCTCCACCCATCTATTTGCTGTATCAGCCCATGACAGAGCTCCAATGCTCTGAGCACTCCGATCCCCCTTCGGTAGAGGAGTCGGAGTCCTCGGAGGAGGCGACACAGGCATGGGTTCATCGCACTTTAGGGACACGATATCGGATCCTTCTTTGGGATCTGGCACCCCGCCGTTCCGACTAGTTTCGCTAGCACGTTTACACAATTTATGCTCGATATGTTGAAACGGTGCGTTTCGCCTGCTTGTGTCAATGTTATCTCGTGTCCCCCGGCCTCGTCCGTCAGATTCTTCCACGAACAAGGCCGTGAGGCTAGGTGGGCTATCAATATCCCGTTCGATAACAGTAATACCCCGATTATCAACCCGGTAACCACGACCACCCAGCGCCCCAACGCGTCCATCTAATACAACGCTAATCCCGTTACACCCGTCCGCACCCGAGCCGGAGGTCGAGTCGGCCTCAGAGGTCAGTCGTGAGCACTTTGTCGAGGTCGAGGGACCAGCGGATGTACTGTCTGGAGACGCGGGACGGTCTCTCTTCCGACAGCTCTGGGTCGGAGTCAATCCCGCTCTCTTCTCGATCCACTGGTACTTGTAGCGGTCTCCGTCGGCTAGAAGTTCCACGTCCTATGTGCGAGAGGAGGCTGTTAGTCTGCGTAGGGGATACACGCGCTGTATAGACTCTACAGCATCCTCGCACATACCTGCTCGGAACGCACCGCGTCGTACAAGCTTTGATCGCTCTCCCCTTTCCAGTATCCACTCGTCGAATCCCCCGAGATACTCTTGGGGGTCCACCCACCGCAGGAGGGACACAGAGTTAACGTCTCCCGGAAGGTAAACTGTTGGACACAATGATCGCACAGCTCAATTTTCGGCTGGTTGTACGGGAGCTTGTCCGCGTACTTCTCGTTCAGCCGCAAGTACGTCTCGAGGGTCGGGGACCCGAGGGTCTCTCCCCAGCTCAGGAACTGGTACATGTCCCTGACGGTCACCGCGCCCCAGTTGGAGGTCAGCCACTTGTTAAAGTTGAACCTCAGGCAGCGGGCCCTGATTGCCGCCTCGTGATTGCCGGAGACCGCGTTCCGGCTCGCGACCACGGCAATGTCGTTGTTGCTGGTGATGACCATCGGGGTTTTTTCTATCAGGACCGAGTCTTCCCCCTTCTTGTCTACCCTGACGCTAGACCCTCCCATCAGACACTTTGCCGCCTCCACGTACTCTTCCTTCATGGTGCATTCCTCCCACCACAGCACGGCCTTGCCGTGACAGTCGTTAAACGGGAAGTTTCCGTTGTTGTGGTTAACGTTCCCGTAGATGCCGACCATCTTGCAGATGGACTCGGCCATCATGGTCTTGCCCGTGTTGGCGGGCCCGTAAAAGTAGACCGTGTTCTTTTTCCCCATGTTACCGGACAGCCAGCACAGCAGCGTATGCGCCACGTACCGGGGCGAGTACCCTTGCCAAGTACAGAGCTGAACCACCCTGTTATCGTCGAGACAATCGACGTCCACGTCCCCGTGAACCTGCTTAGCGATTTCCCAGGCGGTGCTCTCAGAAACAATGGTGTCTACGTAAAGTTGGATAGTTTGAGTCAGTTTAGGTATCCCCTGGCTCCGCGACCCGAACTGCATGAATTTGTCGGGATGTCTGATTTTGAAATCCCTCAGATTGTAAATGCACCCGTCTCGGCACAATCTCAGCGCCTCCATGCACAGCTTTTCCATCACCCCGGTCTGTATCACCGTGTCCCCGCTGCCGCGCGCCCAGTCCGATTCGGTACTCACGTAAGAGACCGGGAGCGTGTCGCCCGGTCTGAGGGTCTCGACGGATACGTCGGGCCCGTCGTCCTGAGCGGCGGCCATGGTGAAGGGCGCGTTGAGCTTGCTGGTCACCAGCCCGTCGGCGATCAGGTTAGGCGTAGCCCACCTGTATAACACCTTTTTCCCCTCGTTGTACATGTAGTACCTCGCGAACGAGTGAGGGTTCACCGGCTGAGGTATGCTCTTGCCCAGTTTCGGGGAGTATCCCCTGTTCAGACTGAGCATGGCAGCGCTGATGTTGTTCAGAGCTCCCCAGATTCCCGCCTTTTTGATGTCGGGACAGTAAGCGTGGTACAGCTCGCTAGCCTCCTTAACGATTTCCCGCCTCATCCGTTTCATCGTCCAGGAAATGTTCTTGGACGTGAACCCGGAGATAAAGAGAACGTGAAAGTGGATCTTGCCGTTGGTAGATTCCTCGGCCTGCCAGAATATCTTGGCGTGAGGCTGCATCGAGGTCTCTATCCGCACCGCGCTCATCAGCAGCTTCTGCTGAACCTGGAGCCACGGGCTTTCGCAATGATCCCAATTCGGGTTCTCGTGAAACCTCCTATATTCCTCCTGCAGCTCGTGGTCCACCGGCATTCGGCTGCACACGAATTCGCCCGTCTCGGGGTTCGTGTAGCCCGCGTTCGCGGCGGCACGCAGGTCAAAAATTTTCTTTTCGACCTGAATGCAGTCGGGAAGCGCGAAAACCGCCGTGAAACCGCCGCGAGTCGGAAGGCTCATCTTACCGGCAGAGAGGTTCGGCAGGAACTGAGACAGCGACCACGTAGATCCGGATCCGGCTCCGAAAAGAGCGGCCAGTTCGAGCTCTGAACAAGTCAGCAGCTGTCTGGCGACTGAGGAGCTCCTCCTTTTATACGCAACATATGCACAGTCACGGTGACCAATCAGGTTACACATTAACAGTCACGTGGTTAATCATTAACCAGGCCATCTGGCAGGATATGATGTTCTTGCTTTCTACCAATCATCCATCCTCCATCCACCATTATCCATTAGCTCCACCCTCGACGTTCGCCCGAAGGGCGCGGCTTCGCCGCTGAACTAGAGGGTGGAGCTAATGGATAATGGTGGATGGAGGATGGATGATTGGTAGAAAGCAAGAACATCATATCCTGCCAGATGGCCTGGTTAATGATTAACCACGTGACTGTTAATGTGTAACCTGATTGGTCACCGTGACTGTGCATATGTTGCGTATAAAAGGAGGAGCTCCTCAGTCGCCAGACAGCTG